AGTTTTTTCTTCTGCTTCAGCTTTTGCCTTTTCAATTACTTTGGCTTGTTCTTCAAGGTATTTTATTTCCTTTTGGGTTGCCAGTTCTCTATCAAATGACATTTGTTAATCCCCCCCCCCTAAGAGTGGTTGAGTGTTGATGGCGGTTTTCCCAACATAACGTATTGCCGCTGTGCGTCTTTTATCGGTCGCGCCTACCTTTTACAGTATGCGACATGTCAGTCTTTGCACCAACGATTTAGATATCTTCTAAATCGTCAGATTCCTCAGCGTCGGGAACGAACGTTCCTTTTAACCGTTCCAGTCCGTTTACGAACTCCCGATAGTCGCTTGGTTCCATTTCCTCGAAGCTGTCGTACCCCGTTTGCTTTACTATTCTTTTTAGGGCTGCTTTTGCTTCTAGCTTTGCTTTTGGTCCCGGATACTGTTCGACGTGTGCTTGGTACACTTCTAACATTTTTTCGCGCACTTGTTCTTCGTCTAACTGGGGTGCGCTTTGCGATTTTTTTAAGCTGGGTTTTTCAACCTCGCTTTTTGCTGCCGGCTTGCGTCCACGCGTAGGCTTTGGTGCAGGCTCGCTATCTTCTGCTTCAGTTGAACGACTGCCTACTTGGGTATTGGCAGCAATAACTTCAAGCAATTGAATTATCGCGTCTAACTTGTCTTCAATGGTCATATGATTTCCTCTGTTAATAGAAGGGGTATGTAGTATATCGGTTTTATTATTGCACGGGTCTAGCAATTTTTGTATAGTCTTCTTTTTTCGTTTGTATGTCTGAGTGATGATATTTTCTAAATCCACATTCTGCGCTATTGCTACCATCGCATGAACGGCTTTAGTCTGACCTATCCTGTGTATGCGCTTTAATGCCTGGTCGAAAACTCCCGCCGACCATTCTTGTTCGGCAAAGAACACATTATTAGCCGTATACTGCAACCCGTCTAAAGCTTCACCCCCACTTAGTATTTGCAGTTCAAGCATACGACAAGCCGGGTCTTCGGCAAAATAGCGCAAAGCAAATTCTTTGTCTTTAGCCGAACTGCCACCGTAAACATATACCGGATTGAATTTAGCTAGTTTATCGGAATCGGCGATACTCTCTATTACCTGCCGGCTGTAAGCGAACACTACTATCTTTTGTTCTGGATGGTTTTCAAGCCAATCAGTCAGATAATCTATGCAAAAAGGAATCTTGGCAATTCCCACCGCTTTACGTAAAGTAGCCAAATGGGTATTTTCGGTGCTCATAACTGAGATTTCTTTTGCCAGGTTTTGTACCTGAGGCATACTGACTTGGCAATAAACATGCTGGATTAGCTTATCCGGCAAATTTACTTCATCTTCAGTACGGCGCAACATAAAGCCAGCCATACGCTCTTTTAGTTCATCTAAATGGCTGCCGCCTTTACCAACAGTCTTGCCGGTACATTCATCATAGTAACCCCCGCAAAAGTATTTAGCAAAAGCGTCCCAACTTAAATAGGGCTCGATACATTCAGGTGCTAGTGTCTTGAGTAGCAGATAAGCTTCAGCCGGTCTATTAGGTATGAATGTGCCGGACAAACACCATTTGTAATAGCACTGTCCTATTAAGGGTTTGTAGTGCGCGGTGTTACCTAAGACGATTTCAGAGATTTTAGAATCCAAACTTTTAAGTCGGTGAACTTCATCAAATACGCCCACAAGAAACTTACGATTAAGAAGTTGTACGCGCAATGCTTTATTGTGGAGCAGTTCATAGTTAACGATAACGACGGAGCCTGTAACTTTCTGCGCGCCGTAAGTAATAATCTGAATATCTTTAGCACTGATACCACTCCAATTGATTAGTGTTTGTTTCCACGTCATTTTAATTAAGGGAGGACAAACAATCAACAGTGGAACTTGTACGTGCTTTTCTTTTAGTCGGCGAATGGCTTCGCATACTTGAATAGTTTTACCTAACCCCATATCGTCAGCAAGCAAACGATGCGGTGCTTTTGATTTAGGCAGTTTACCTAATAGAAATTCAACCCCTGCCGGTTGAAATGGTAATAGCTGATTTGTCATTATCCTTTTTTCTTTTTTCTTTTACGTCTCATTTGACCTGTAGCGCGATTATCGCGCCATGCTCTAATTATCAATCTGCCTGTACTCTTTTCTATTTCAAAGCGCATTATGTGAACTAGACTGCAATCGCAACATGCCATTTTGTAATTACCTTGATGTGCAAAATGCCGTTTCTTTAAATTAACGTACATAGGTTGACCCGGATTAGGTTTGTCGTACATCAAATGCCTTCTAGCTCTTCGTAACTTTTTACCCAAATATGTATCGTGTCCTTACCCTCGCGTTGTCTAGCACGCTTATACCCTAAGGCTTCCATAACACGACCAATACGTTGCGTATTGAAGCGGTCCAATTCACGAGGTTGCAAGTTAAGTGCTTGATACGCCACTCTTGAAGTGGTGAGATTTTTTGGTATTTCACCTCCGCTAATCCAACTTCTAACTACTTCCTGCCATGCATCTTCACCTACACGCATCATAGCTTCCGCACACGCTTGTGCTGCTATTGCTGGGTCACTGAGATGCCAGTTATCGCCTCTAATATAAGCTTGGTATGCTTCAGCAAAAAGTTGCTCTCTTTCTTTTTGCAATGATGACAGATGGATGCGCCTAGTAGCCACTGGCCAAAATCGCCTATTGCCATCTGTATCTGACAGATAAGACGGCTTCTTTCCTGGGTTAACTGTACCGATGAACACGCATTGTCGTGGTAATTCTTCGCTGTTTCTTCCATATGCTAGCCTCACATTATCTACTTTAAGTGTCAAAAACCTTTTCATTGCGGCAACGTCGCTGCGTCGCGTAAATTCCATTTCGCTTGCTTCCAATATCCATAAGCCCTGCATATTTTGCACAGTGTCTTTGTCATGGAAATTTAAAATAACATCGCCATACCATGCACCGCCCAATGCTCTTACCGCTGAAGTTTTGCCAGTCCCTTGCTCACCTTCAAGAATAAGCATCGAATCGTGCTGACAGCCAGGTTCCATAACGCGAGCAACAGCAGCAACCAAAGTACACTTTCCGACCGTTGATACGTAATCACTTTGCGCTGCCTCACAATAATTTGTTAACCAAGTATCCAATCTTTCCTTACCGTCCCAAACTAATTGCATAAGCCACTCTCGCACTGGATGATAAGAATAGAAATGTGAAATGCTAATAGCCGCTTCGTGCATCATTGCAGTAGTAGGATGAAAATGTTGTACGTGACCTAGCCATACTTTAGCTTCTATTTCGTCAGCGTCGCGCCAATACTTAATAGGTGTTGTGCCTCGATGCCAGGGCGCCTTGCGCGTAAATTCTATTTGATGCGAAAATTCGTTGTAACGTATTAACCTATACAGTTCATTAGGCACTACTAAATCGGTTGTTAAATCACGCCTTACTGAAAGCAGCCAATAGTTACGCAAGTTATTTAGCGTGCGCATGTAACCCTTGTTGGGGTTAGCGTCAACAAATTCCCACAGTATGCCTTTAGCTTCCTCTTCCGCAAGCAGCGTATCGCCGGTCAAAGCTTCGGGTTTACCAAAAGCCTGTTTTGAACTAAGTGCACCTATAGGTAATCTTGTTGAAGTGTATGCGCTTTCAACTTTCTTACGTAACTCTTGTTCGCTCCATTCAGGTATGCAACGCGGATTGAAGTATTTCCACATGAGTTCATAATTTGTATCTTGAGACAGCCCGTAAAGTTTACCTTCCCGCGCTGCATGGAATGTTGTATCGTCACCATGCTCGCCTTCTATTGCAGGGTGCGTGTGCATTAAGTAACTAACAAAGCGTTGTTTTACGCCAGGCGAATCGTCTATCAGTTCGCTTAGGCTAGTGTCATATTCATCGTTATCATTGATAGTAAGGTATTTAGCAAGAATACTCATTCCCGGAAGCCTTTAAATTTGTGGGTGCTATGAGAAAAGGTAACTCTGCCTCGCTTTCTAATACTTTTACGTTAATCCATCCGCTTTGCGTTTCAGGATATCCCCAACTAAAAACTAATGGCTTAGTAAAAGGATGTACTACGTAATAGTTATTTTTACATTGCACAACGCTATACTTAGTACGTTTGGTAAGCTCCATATGCTCGTGAATGTATCGCTTCATACGCGAATCAGCAGATATCGCGGTTGTGCCAGTCCATCTCTGCGAAACTGACCGAAAGGACGTACTGTATGTGTAGCACGTGCGAAGGTTTTCGGCTTTATCCATACTTTGCACAAAACGCCTACCTGTTAAATTTCTATTCTGGTTTATCTGTATTTTCTGTATTTTCAAAACGCCTGCCTGTTAAATTTCTATTCGGGATAGTATTTGTATCAACTTCTATTTTCCAATTAGCGAAGGACATATCTACATAAGGTCGAAGTCTTGCTTGAATTCGTTGTGCGTGCATATAGAAAGCATCCGCCAGTATCTTCATATCAGTAACTGCATGGTCTTCCATTATGGTAACTCCGTTATGTTATTGATACCGCCGCGTGCAATTCGATATTGTTTGCCACGTATGATTGAACCTGCACCTACAACAAAACCGCCTTTGGTTTTTATGTCGATAGCAGGAAATTCCAAACCGTTGTACACCAAGCCACCATTTTTAAATCGAAGATGCTTAGGTTTGCGGAAATACAAATGGTATCCGCCGCTCCACGTCTTCACTATGAGGTTTTCAAATTGCTTAGGCAATTCTAGCACTCGCCATAATTCCGTCAACTGGTTTACGCCGTTAACAAATCTGCCGGGGTCGACGTCTAAAACTACATCTTTATCCGTCAGCACTACCCCAAATGCTAGCCCTAATGCTTCCGGTTCTATATATTTTAAATCCGTTTTGGCATTTTTCCAACCTGGCATAGCGGGTCGAATTCGCTTCTTAGTGCTTTGCGGTGTTGCTAATTCAACAACCGGAAACACGCCGTAACCGGCATCTATATATTGTTCAATACATCGAAAACGATAAGCGTCGCGGTCTGCTGCCTCGCTAAATGCCTTCGAGGTCAGCGTATGTGACATTATCAGCCGTATGCCTTGGTAAATCAGTGCGTGTACTTAATGCGCTCAAAACTCGGTCTTTATCAAACCAATACTTATACCCAACACGCAAGCTCGGTATTGTTCCTCTACGTGCTAGTGTGCGAATCCATACGTCGGTCATGCCCAACTCTTTAGACAATTGAATGACATCAAGCAGACGCTTACCTGTTGCATTGAAAGTACGTTTCTTTGCATATTTCATTTTAACTTTTCCTTGTATTCCAAATCTCAATAACTTGTTCTTTAGATTTGCCGCCCTTAGTCATTACCGATACGCCGCAATTCCTATTTTCGCAACAGGCATCATACATATCTGAAATAGTAACTAACTTCCTAAGTTTTGCCGAGCTTCCGCAAAACGGACAAGGCAATAACGCTTCTAGTGGGTCATCCGGCAATCTACTAATCAACTCTAATAATAAACTGTAGCAAGTGGCTATCAAGTCCTGACGTCCTAGACCTGAATCTAAAATACTTTGTGCCTTTTCCCGCAATTCTTTCTTCGTTCTTAAACCACTTGTTTCTACCATTTTGCGTACCAGTTACCTAAAGGGGATTGACTCATTGAGTGTAAGGCTTCCGCTTTAGGCGGCGTCTTAACTTTAAACTCAGGCGGTATGCTAACTACTGCCTTCCATACTAATGCCATTACAACAATTATCACAATAGCACCCGCAGCCAACAAAAGCTCTTCGATAATACCGTCTATTTTGTTAGGTACTCTACAATACTTGTCGTACTCATACATAGGGTCGCGTTGCCACCATTTATTGCTCATTGAAAACTACTCCGTGCCATACAATAATATCGCTCCACACTTTATGCCGTAGTTTAAAAACCCTATCGGCTTCTATTCTATTCTGGCATAAATAGCTAAAAATTTCTAGCTTATCTTCAGGTTCTTTACCGTTGGGTCTTCTTATAACAATATTCAATAAAGCGGTAGCCGGTTTATTGTCAGTAGCCACCTTTCCTACTTTTAATACTTCTTGTGGCAATGGACGCATTTTGTACCTTCTTTTATAAAAACTAGGCGGTTGTACGCTCCTGTGAGAAGAGTTTTAACAACCGCCGGGGTGATTCTACCTTTAGTTTAGAAACTAGCTGTTATGCGGCTTATCGGCGTTAGTTTTAACCGGCTTCTTATGCTTATTCTGTCCGCACTCGCACTTACCCTCTTCAGCAGCAATATCATGAATAGCACTGCAATAATCATCAGCTACTATCTGAGCCAATGCATAATTATCTGGCGAAGAAACGGTATGCTGAAAAATGGTATCCAGAAACGCTACTTTTAAAGCTAGAGAACCCTGGTTATGTGTGTCTATCATCATGATTTTTTTTAGCAAAGTGCTAGCCTTCTCTTCTTTATTTGAAAAGTAAGTGTAAATCATACCGAATAGTTCCTGAGCAAACTTACCGCTATTAGGGCTATTAAACTCAGTGTAAAACTTGTCATACATTTTGGCGGACATTTCCATGATGTTTATCCTCTTATCTCTTCTCTTGTTTGCCTTATAAAAAGTGCCTTAGTGCTGGCAAACAGGTAACACTAAGGCACTGGGTTAATAATATACCAGCAATTGCTAGGAATTGCTATTAGTATTCTATAAATTCTAACTCTTTAGTTGTAACTTCAGGACAATTTGCTAGTTGAGGATACTCCGCTTTAAGTTTAGCCATTTCCTCCCCTGCCACTTCATAGAAATACTGACTTGAAGCATCCGATTCTATTCCCCATAATCCTGAACTTTCAAATGTTTGAGTAGAGCCCGTTGTCCAGTTATGCACAATAACTTTAACGCATATTCCATAACACGTGAAGTCACCTGCTTCGTAAGCAGCTAAGCGTTTTTCAAATCCCTCTTGCTCTAAATAACTCATATCCGCATCATCGTCACGCATCACTTGAACTTTAACACTTGTTTCTATACCGCCTGGTAATCGGCTTGCTTTTCTCTCTGCAGTTTGCATTGTTTTATCCTCTTATAGTGCGCTGCCATCATCAGGTGCAATTTGCGCTTGTTGCACGATGCCGCGGTACGCGCGGCATTTCGGCTAATTAATTAGCTATTCTATGATAAGCAGTTCCACTTTCTTTTATATCTTGTTCAAATTTAGTTTTGCGTGTTACTTTTTTAAAAACGATGCAACCAAACTTAAAATAGCAAATACCTAATCCGCTATCTACGCAACCAACAATTAGGCAACTACGCTTATTAGGGTAATGCCCAAAGAACCACATTTGCGCTTCACTTGGTGATACGCACATAGGTGAGACTAATGGCTTATCCCACGTAGTGCCTGGGGCTTCTGCTCTATAAACTATCTTACTCATTGTTTTACACTCCATGATTAGCGGTGAACGCTAAGTAGATTATTCCCAATATTGCTACTACTAACTCCCAAGGCTTGATTATGCCATTAGCGAAGTCAGGGCTATTCAAGTAAACCGTAATCATTGTAATTAGTCTCATTGTTGTTTGCCTCATTGTGTTGGGCTGGTATTAAAACCAGCCCTAATACTGTTACTACCAAAAGAACAAGTGCCAATGTACCCATTATTTGAATATTCCTTTAAATATGAAAGCGAGTTTGACGCCTTCGATGGTCATTGAAATGATAATTAGTGCTAATTCACTGTATTGCATGGAGTTATTTTCCTTTACTAGATGTCATTTAGTGATTTACGGTAATTCATTGTTGAATTAAGTGAAAGTGTAACAGGAATAGCTATGAATAGTTGTTAATTGCTATTAAGGGTAGCAGAGTTAGGTAGCGCGATTATTGAAGCCAGGATTGATTTACAGGTGTTTGTTACCTGTTACCTAAGTACAAAGGACTACTTAGTAGTTAGGTATATAGGTATATAGGGCTTATACAGGCTAATAAGGGTATAAGGGGCGTTTTTGAGGGTAACAAGGGTAACACTTTCCCGAAAACGGCTACAGGCTTGAAGAAACGCGTTACCTAACTTTGTTACCTTACTGCTACCTGACTGTTACCTGACTAATTGGCGAGGGTAACATATTGGGTTGTGGGGTTGAATAGCCGTTTATCTGGTTCTCTTTCACCCTTTTGATATTTTTCACGCTATTTATGCAGTGCTATTACACCTAATCCCGCTCCGCGTTAGGTATGTCGTATACGAATTACTATGAATTGCTAGTCACTACACACTAGCCTATGGCTGTATGACTGCATTGCCACCAGTTGGGCGATACAGGCTATGCGAGTGGCTGATAATGGCTATTATGTCACTCTTTGCCCCTGTGGTATCACATGTGGTGGCAGTATGATGTGATACTACTGCTGGTGTCACCCTCCTGAAGGGGGTGGGGGTACCCGGCATAGCATCCAAACGTGTCGCGCGTCGCCTCGCCTAAGGGGAGCATACGCGCCGCACCCCAATTCCTGACTGCTTGACGACCTACGCCTTTTCTACCACCAAAAAAATCAAAATATTTCAACCTAGTAATTTATGGCACACGTGGTATTCTTTCCTTGGCTTGGGTTAATGACAGTAATCCCAGCCCCAATTTTTACGGAGTACTAATAACAAGCAATGCGAGATTTAAATATTGGCGGCGGTAAAGTATTGAACATCCGTGACCGCAACGACGAATCGCAAGTTAGAAGAGTTATGGAAGGCACTACTATTTGTGTTAATCGCGCAATGGTATTACCTATTGGCGGTACGCGTATCCGAATTATATTTGCCGAGCAAGTAGCACCTGATACCGATTTAGCTTTCCGTACTGCTGTTGAAATGGAGATAGGCGACGCTGTAGGACTGCAGGGAGTCTTAACTAAGACTATTGACACCTTAGTACCTAAAGAAGTAGAGTCTGAACTTGAACCAGGTGTGGAAATTCAGTCCGAACCTACCGAAGACAACTTAGAACAAGCAAGTTAATGGCTAATAAACAACCAAAAGATATACAAGAACCTAAAAATGTATATGTACAGCCTGAAGACCAGCCTGACTCACCAGAAGGGCAGCAATTCATAGAAGCTACTATTCAAGGTGACTATTATACTGATGCTTCCGGTAGGTTGCCTACAAAGAAGTATCTTGTTAAGCTCAAGGTGCTTCAATCCGAAATAGGACAGCACGGTATACTTTCGCATTTTAAGCATAATCCCAGTACTTATATGCTGGAAGATTACCCGGATTTTGTAAGACTGCATACCCACATATTGCGCCCCACAATAATAGACGACAAGGAATCTACCGATGCCAGTAAAGACGAAGCCAACGAGTAAAGACCACGTAGTCGTAAACGTAATCGGTTTTTACTACACAACGCATGCACCTAAAGGGGACAATCTTCGTTCTTATGACATTGATATCCCAATATCATGTCAGGACTTAGAAGATAAGCGCGAAGGTGCTTTGTCCTTGTTTCGGCATTATTACGCTCACCGCATGATGCCTAAAAAGTATCCTGATTTTTCAGGGCTGTATACTCATGAGTTAGGCAAGCCGGCACGATGTTCAAATCCTTACTACTTACGCAACAACGTTAAGCTTATGAACATGGAGCAGTTAGTTGAGTTCATAGAAGAAAATGAATTGCCTATTGAAGAAAAGCTGTATGAGGACTCAGGTGCATTGCGTGCAGCAATTGAGCTATACGAAAAAGACCCTGACGGTTTTCGTAAGCACCAAAAAGTAGCTGAACAAAGAAAAGGTCCAGCACTTCGTAAGCAAGACCATGCTGACGAACTAATTGCTGAATATGGTGAGGATTTCATCGAGGGCGTGTTAGCGCCTAAGAAATCTAAACCCAAAGATAAACTGATATCAAAAACGAAATTACGTGCGCGAAGCGCAACGAGATACGAAGAGGACGAAGACGATAGCGATGACGACGATGTTCTGGCAGGCGTCTAAAATGCTATGTCCAGAGAGCTTGTCGTTACCGAAGACTATAAACCCCGCAAGTCACCTATTGCCGGTAAGTACATAATATGGAAAGACGGTATGCCATGTCCGGCATACGCGCCACCAGTGACGGTACAAAGTGTCAATAAGCTTTTAGTAACCTCACTGCAATTAGAATATGAACCACTTAAGAACACGAACGGAGAGATTTTACCTGACGAAGAAAAACATGTCGGTAAGTCTAAACTTGAAGTGGGAATGGAGCGCGCAGCAGACCGCGTTTCTCATGGTGACCAGGATACTTTGGAATGGGCAATGGACAGAGTATTGGGTAAACCTAAACAGCAAGTAGAGTCATTAACCATTTCAGCCACCTACGAAGATTTTTTGAAAATGTGTAAGCCGCCTACCGCTGAAGAATTAGCAGAAGCGGACATTACTATTACCGAGTTAGAGATAGAAGATACAGAGCCAGAAAGCAGCAACCCAACAAACAATAGGTATGCAGAGCTTGACGGTATCTAATCATCGAATCGCCATCGCGTGAAGCTACTGGGCGTTTAAGCGCAGTAGACCATCACAACCTACTAACTAAATCGTATAGGTATTTTGCGCGCAACACGCTCAAGATACTTACCGATTACGGCATCATTGATTTTGAATTTAATCAGGTGCAAGATTACATAGACTATCGTGCTAATGAAATGATGCGCAAGACTGGGCGCATTAGAGCTATTGTAGTTAAAGCGCGTCAGCAAGGATGCAGTGAATACGTTTCCGGTAGAGGATATAAGAAGACCACCCAACGTGCAGCAACTACCGCCTACATACTTTCACATGAAGCGCCATCGACTGCAACTTTGTTTGATAAAGTTGACCGCTACTATAACTACGCGCCTGAAGGAACAAAGCCGCGCGAGTTAACAGGTAATAGGTACGAAAAGAAATGGAGTAATGAGTCTGCTTATTCTGTCGGCACTGCTGGTAGCGAAAACACCGGGCGCTCGAAAACTATTCAGTTCCTTCACTTGTCTGAAGCGGCACAATATAAAAATCCAGAAGGTATTAAGACCGGACTAATTCAATGCGTATCAGATGCACCCGGTACAGAGATATGGTGGGAAAGCACTGCATTTGGTTACAACTGGTTTAAAGACTTTGTTGATGATGCAATAGCTGGTAAGAACGAATACGAAGTAATTTTTATTCCTTGGTTTTGGTCTGATAAGTACAGTGAAAAAGCACCACAGACTTTTGAACGTACCGACGAAGAGGAAGATTTATCTGCACAAGCTACGTTCTTTAATCGCGACACTAAACAAATAGAACCGCGTGCTTTAACCAACGACCAATTATACTGGCGCAGACGTAAAATAGAGTTTCTAAAATCGGAACGCCTGTTTAAACAAGAATACCCTGCAACGCTACAAGAAGCGTTCCAAGCTTCGGGTTCATCATTTATTGACCCGATGCTAGTAGATAAGTGTCAAAAGTCAAAGCTTGAAGAAACCTACGGCGCGTGGATTCTAGGTGTTGACCCAGCCCGCAGTGGTGACCGCACCGTTCTTTCTTTACGTCATGGTAGGTGTATGGAAAAAGTGTGGCGATATGAAAACATGAATGAAATGCGACTTGCAGGTATTGTTGCTTCCATTATCGACGAATACGAAGTGGATAAATGTTTTATAGATTACGGCTTAGGTTACGGCACGGTAGATAGGCTAATCGAACGCGGCTACGGTGCCATTGTAGAAGGTGTGCATTTCAGCCAAGCACCGTATGACCCACAGTATTTAAACAAACGCGCAGAAATGTATTTCAATCTGCGTGACTGGATGAAGGAAGGCGCGCGCATACCAGATGACCCGGATATTGCAGGTGACCTTGCAGCGATACCAGATTTTGAATTAACCAGTAATGGCAAAATCAAATTTCCTTCAAAAGAAGATATACGTAAGAACTATGGCGGCAAATCACCAGACATTGCTGACTCGTTCATTTTGTGTTTTGCCGAGAAGGTTCGACCTAAAGATATAGCAAAAGAAAATCATAATGGATATGTAAGTAATGTACGTGGTGGCTTATCCGAGCTTTCTACCTTGGCACGTATTCGCAGTGGCGATGATTCGGGTTACACTATGCCTACGATGCCGGTAAAGTCAGCTAGTAGTTTCAAACGGTCGGGTAGAGAAGCGTATAGTCCAGGTGTAAGTAATGGGTAATCTATTCGGCACTTCGCAAAATGCACAAGCAGCGGCAGCTTCGCAGCAAGAAAATACTAACGAGCTTTTGTCTGCCAGTGCGCAGAATCAACAAAACGCCGCTATGCAACAAGAACAAACGCAAATGGCTGACTTAGTAAATCAACGTACTGCAGCGCTGCAGCAACAGCTTGGACCTACAGTAAGTAATCCGCAACAGCTAGTGCCACTTGCCACCATCGCCACGTCAGAATTAGGTGACCAGTCAACACCGAGTACCAGCCGGTCACAGCTTTTAGGTAACTAGATATATTTGTTAGCAGTCTTTGCATCTTTTACTTTTTGTGTTATGTTTTGCGCGGAAACGAGTGACAAAAACTTATTTCCTCTGGAACACCAACCACAACAGGTGAAGGCGTAAGTATATGATAAAGCGATGTTCTTTGCTGATTTCTACATTGCTTTTGGCGATACTTGCGCCTCTATCTGCGTATGCCGCACCGCCTATAGAAGTTGACGGAACAGCCTCTATAGCCTCGGGGGCTAACACCATTTACCTTGATGGAGCCAGTGGATTGAAAGGAAGTTTTTCCCATATTCAGGTTTGGCTGAGTTCAGGTTCTTCGCCGGTAAATATAACTTTTAATTCGGTAGCAGCTACTACTTCTAATGCTTTATTAGGTAGTGGGGATTCTATAACTTACGGTTTGCAAGGATATGCATCGGCAACTAATCAAATCAATTATTATGGTGGCGGCACCACGGGTACTATCAACTTCTTAGCGTACTAAACATGAAAAAATTTCTTTGTCTTTTACTTTTAACTCTTTTTACAAGCACGGTATTGCCGGTATTTGCACAGCATGTGCCTGGTGGCGCTAGTGGTGGGGGTTCATCCAGCCTTACGACTCCAACAGTAACTACTTATTCAGCGTCTTCAGCATTAACTACGCCTGTAGCATCGACTACGGATATGTTGATGATAGCGGGCTCTTCTACTAAGAAGATACACATTTTGCGTATTGAAGCGGTTTATACAACTTCTACTGCAGGCAATATCGCACCAACATATTTGATAAAACGAAGCACGCTCGATACCACAGGTACGGCAACTACTCTGACAGATATTCCATTTGACTCAGGTGATGCAGCCGGCACTGCAGTAGTTAAATGCTATACCGCTAATCCGGGAGGATTGGGAACATCTGTAGGACAGGTAGCTATTACGTCTTTAAGTTCTTCCGTTTCTGGTGTTGTTGCTTCTGATATACAATTTCCCCTTCAGACTCTCTTTGATGCCACTATGTACGGTAAGCCACTTATTTTGAATAGCGCGACTGAATGTGTATGTGTAAATTTTGCGGGTACTATTCCGGGCGGAAGCACCCCGTTATTGGCTTTCAATGTGTATTGGACCGAACAATAAAGGGGAACTACCATGACAGCGCCAAGTGATGTTTTATCTGGAACAAATATTTTTAAGTCCGGGGAGTTTAAATCTTCTACTATCCGTAGTGTAGGTGCGTTTTGGGACGGTGGCGGCTCTGCAGTTGCTACTAGCAAAAAGATGTATGTCTACGTTCCTGTAGCTATGGAGATTTTAGGTTGGATAGTTTTTACTGATGTTAGCGCAACTTGCACTATAGATATTTGGCAAACACTTTTAGCAAGCGCACCGCCTACGGTATCTAATACTATTTGTAATAGTAATTATCCGGGTACGACTGCAGGTACTTTTGCTTCTCTTATAGTACCAACAGGCGGAGTATTAGGATTCGCTACTAGCTTGAATGTGAGTGGCATACCTATAATTCCAGCAGGCAGTTCGTTGGTATTCAATGTGAAGACTAACGATAATGCAACTGAATTACGCGCAGAACTTATCTGCCGTTGTGGGAGTTAAACAATATGCCACTAGATAAAGGTAAAGGTAAAAAGGCGTTTTCTAAAAACGTTAAAACGGAAATGGCTTCTGGCAAATCGCAAAAGCAAGCGGTAGCTATTGCTTATTCCGAACAACGGGAAAAGAAACGCAAGGGAAAGTAAATGGGCAATCTGTTTGGTGGCGGCGGACCGTCTGCATCACTGCAAGCTAATAATGCTGTCAATGAACAGATATTCTCTCAGCAACAGCAGAGCACTATGCAGGCGCAGCAGCAGGCGCAAGAACAACAATTAGCGCAACAGTATGGCGCACAGACGCAGCAAATAGCGGCTGAAGATGAACAGCAAGCCGCAACTAATCCAGTATCTATTGGAGCTTATGCAGGTGCCGCTAGTCCTGGCGGTAGCGCGTTAAACACGTCTAGTGCCTCTGTTCTAGGGGGTTAGCATGGCTACGGGAACCGCTGGACCAGGCATGGCGATAGGTTCAGGGACAACGCCTGAAGGGTCTAATCCCTTAACGAGCGTAGACCCGATTTCGCAGCCCTACGATACCCCTATGAACCGTTCTATGACGGGTAGACTGTCATACGAAGAGCGAGTACAAAAAGTCTTAGAACGGCATCGTCAACTTAAAACTTTGAAAGTACCGTGGTTGTATACCTATCAATTGATAGGTGAGTTTGTGATGACGCGCAAACAGGATTTCACAATTCATATTACACCGGGTATGTTTTTAACCGGCAAGATTTTTGACAGCACCGCGCCTAATGCTAATCACTTAATGGCGTCGGCATTGCTTGGTGCCCTTTGGCCCAATGCCGGCAGAAGTTTTGATATCCAGCCACCACATTCTATGGCAGAGGAAGATAGGCACACTAAAGAAGTCAAAGAATACTATTCGCGCGTAACTAAAACTATGGTTGAAGTTATGGACAATCCTAAATGCGGATTGGCTTTAGCGTTAGAAGAGTACATGTACGACCAAGGCGCTTTTGGTATCAGCGGTATCTACGTCAAAGAAAATGAAGAAATGGGAGCCGAGACCCCGCTTCAGTACATGGCAGTTGATGCTAAGAAGATTTCTATAGCTGAAGGCGCAGATGGTTTCGTTGACACTTGCTATGTAGAGAGGGAAATGACTTTTCGGCAAGTGGTGCAAGAATACGGCTTAGAAAATTGTTCCCCTGTGGTGCAGGAAGGATTTAAACAAAGTCGGCAAGAAGAAAAGATTATGGTCTTACACGCGGTCGAACCGCGTATTGATAATCAAATAGAAGTTAGTGGTTTTGGTGGCAATCAAAATTACCCTTACGCTTCTATACATATAGAAATAAATAACAACCACGTATTACGTGAGTCTGGTTATCCTAAGATGCCGATATTCATTACACGGTTCTGGAAGACGATGAACGAAGTGTACGGACGTTCGCCGGCTATGGAAGCGATGCCGGACATTTTAGAAGTTAACGAACTGCGTGAGGCTACTATAGTTGCAGTTGAAAAACTATTGAACCCGCCTCTTGCTTTATATAGTGATGGTTCATTAGGCAATCAAGTTGTTAATACAAGCGCGGGTGCATTTAGCGTTATCAATCTTTCGGGGCGTATGGCGCAAAGTGGTATTAAACCATTAGAGCCTATTGTGACTGTTGGCGAATTAAAAGATACGTTGCTTGAAGTTGAGAGACTGCAAGAAATAATCCGTACCAATTTCTTCTTAGATAGGCTTACTGATTTAAACAATACACAACGTCAAACATTAGGTGAAGCGAGTATACGCAACAAACTACGCGAGCAGTCTCTAGGTACAATTTATTCAAGACAAATAGCCGAACAGTTTTCACGTCTAGTAGAGCGAACTTTTGATATTTTGCATAAACAAAACAGACTCGGTGTAGTGCAAGGTTCATGGGAATACTACATGCTCAAACATGCTGGTGTCCAGAATATTTGGATAATACCAGATGCGGTGGCTAAGTTAATTCAAGGCAACTCGGATGCCTATAGCATTAGATTCTTATCGCCGGCAGCGCGTGCAATGCGTTCTGAAGAATTAGCCGGTATACAGCAAACACTTACCGGCATAGTTAATCTTGCTAATGTAGTGCCGGATATTCTGGATAACATAGATTTCGATGTTGCTGTTCGCCATATAGTAGAACTTACTGGCGCACCAAGCGACATACTTAACGGTTCAGATGTACGCGATAAGATACGAGCGCAGCGTCAGCAGATGCAAGCACAGCAACAACAGGCAGCGGCTAAAGAACAAGGGGCATTGACTGCTAAGCATTTAGGGCAAGCGGCTGATGCCGGAGCTAAAGCGGGTATACCGATTAGCGATTTACTAGGTTTTGATGGACAGCAACAGGCAGCATAATGGACGACGAAATTTTTAAACAGCATGTGGCGCAAGTCGCTGGTACTGAGTCAGGACGAATTATTCTGAACTATCTCATGGGACAGTGCGGGTGGAATATGCCACCGGGAACGGTTAACCCGCAGACTCATGAAATTAATTCTACGATGACTGCATATAATTTAGGACGTTTAGATATATGGATGCAGTTGCGTAAATTGATACCGATTGATAATCTTGTAGCTATAGAACATAATCAGCAAATTACAGAAACTATGAAACGCGAGGGCAAGGAACTCCATGACCGAAGGAACGACAGCGACGGCAACACCACCGAGCCAGACGGCACAAGCAGTAGCGGCAGACTTAAACGCCGCGACATCGAACGCGAATCCGCAGAGTTCATCCAACGAGAACTCAAAAAACTCGACATCACAATCGAATCAAACGGCACAGACACAACCGATAGTTGAAGTCCGCAATGCTCAAGCGGAAATGTCTTTTAACCCATTCGTTGATAACGAATCGGCAGCGAAGAAATTTAGCTTTGAGGACTTGGTGCCCGAAGTACATAGAGACAAGAATTGGGCAAAGAGTTTAGCAGATGCCGAAAATCCGCATGAAGAACTGCTGAAGCAGTTTGAAGGACTTCAATCCAAAATAGGTGAACGTCCGTTAGCGGCGCTACCCGAAAATGCAACACCGGAGCAAGTAGCTAATTTTCGTAAGGCTGTAGGCGTACCAGAAGACATTAAAGGCTACGAGACTAAACCTATTGAATGGACACCAGAAGAAAAGCCTTTTGGTGAACAGATAGCTAATGTTCGTCCGGCTTCGTTTATTGAAGACCTTAAAGCGGCAGCCTTAGCAAACAACATACCTAAAGCCACGTTTGAGAAAATGTTGGAAGCGCATGACCGCATTGCTGTTAAACATTTAAGAGAACAAAGGATAGCAACTGCTAAAACAGAATCGGATTTCGAGCAGGACTTCAATACCAAGTTCGACACTCGTTACGGCGAACGTAAGAATCAAGTCATCGAGCTCAGTGGCAAGATGGCTGCAGCGTTGTTGCCGCCTGAAGATATGGTTTATTGGAATCAGTTAGATAACACTAACCGTATGTTGTTTGCCGACCTCATGATGCGGGTAAACGGTAAATATGTACGAGAAGATAGTTTTAGTACACGTCCGGGTAGTTCACCTTCGGCACCAGACCCGATGGCAGCGCGCAGAGCATTAAACGACCTTATGAAATCCGATGCTTATACAAATGCTATGCATCCAGACCATGATGCAGTGGTGGCAAAGGTGAATAAGGGATATCAAAACTTACCGCCTGCAGCACTAGAAAAATCTCTTTCTTACCTATAGACAAGCGAATAATTCGTGGTATCATCCATGATGTCGGGTAGCTAATTAAATAGTCCGACTACGGCAGTAAGGGCTGCAAGTGCATCCGCAAGAGCGGGGAGTGCGCGAAACAATTAAAACAGTTTCGTACTTCCACTTTTTGGGGATTCACCACAATGGCTTTAGAGACGATTACGTCGGCACTAATTACCCAGTTCTCGGATATGATTCATATCCGCGCACAGCAATCCCGTGCAAGACTTCGACCTTATGTAGACATCCGGCGCATGACCGGCGATGTGTACGCCTACGATGGCTTAGGCACCGTTGAAGCTAGAGAACTTACAGGACGTCTCAATTTAACAGTCTTTGATGACATTGAATTCAATCGTCGTGAAATTACACGTCGAAGATTCGTAGTCACCCTACCTATAGATAAGATGGATACTGAGGGTATGCTTATTGACCCACAAGGTCGGTTCGCCGAAGCTTCCGTAAAAGCTCTTGAACGTGTCTTTGACTTGGTGTGCTACCAAGCCATGTTTGCCACCGTTAATACGGGACAAACATTCCAGACACCTATTACCGCTGCAAACGATGGCGTATCCACGGTAGATGCCACCACAGGTTTGACGTTGGCTAAGATTCTGCAGATTAAGCAGAACTACATCGACGGAGAAGTCGGCAACGATATGCCGGTAGACATATGTATAGGTATTTCTGGTGAGGAACACACAACCTTACTGCAAATTGACCAATTCATATCGACTCGGTACACCACACAGTTGCAACTTGAAAAAGGTGTCGCGCGTAGCGTAGCGGATATGGACCTAATCAAGTTTGGTAATAACGTTACCAATCCTGTGTTAGCGGTATCTTCTGGTACACGAGCTTGTTTTGCAATGGCATCTAATGGAATTTGCGTAGGCATGTCACGTGAATGGGATATCTCTATTAAAGACAGACCCGATTATGTTGATACCAAACAAGTTCAAATAGTTGGCGTGTTGGGTGCGGTACGAACTGAAGGTAAGTTGATTCAGCAACTTAACACTACGGTTTAAGGGGAAAACAAATGACGACTTTACAAAATCTCTATGTCGACCCTAACATTAATGCTGATGGCATAACGTTGGCAAACCGTAGCCGAAATATTCGTAACGGTACTCCGATTAAGACTGCAGTTGCGTTCTATAACGACGCGGGAACTGACTCGGTTAATTCTGTTTATCGGTTCTTTAAAAACCTTGATGGCAACGTAGTTCCGCTGAAAATCATAGTTATGAAAACGGCAGCGCAAACTTCTCATGCCGTGAGTATTGGACTGTATAGACCTAATTTGTCTTTGACTACAGCACCGGCATCTGGCGGTCAGGCAGTATTCCTTTCAGCAACTTCTGTTGCTTCCGCAAAGGTATCCTTTTCCGAAGGTACCGCATACGATGGTATGGTTACGTATTGGAGCAATTTGGCTTCGGCTACTACTAATCCAACGCCTGCTACCTATGGCGACCAACGGCTATTTGAAATAGCCGGCGATTCGCTAGTTGATTCTGGTACGGCTGCACCGTATTTAGGCAATCCGCGTCAGTATGACCTTTGTATGAAGGTTACGACCGCTACAAGCGTTGCCGGCATAATCGGTATGATGCTGGTCTATTACGACGGTTAATAGAAGGGGGCAGGTATGGCAGCCCCAACCGCAGGCGTACAAATAGCAAACTTGGCATTGACCTACGTAGGTCAAACGCCAAAGATAAACTCAATTAATCCGCCTACGCCAGGCGACAGTACTGCACTACTGGTATCACTTCACTACGACCAGTGCCGGCAAGAAGTTTTGCGCGAGCATCCATGGCATTTTGCTACTAAGTTTGCGTACATAACGCGCATAGGTACGCCGGTAAGCGACTGGTCCGACCAATATCAATTGCCTGCAGATTTCATTCGTTTTCTTTCAATTGAGGGACAAGTAGAACAATGGCAAGAAACCGAGTACAAAATACTCGGCAATACCGTCTGCGTAAACAACTTGATTCCTAATCCGTTCCAACCCGCAAGCGGTAATGCTACAGTGCTATTACGCTACATTTACGATGTAAGCGATATTTCTATTTGGGTATCAGATGCTAAAAAGCTTTTTGCATTGAAACTCGCAAGCGCTATCGCCTATCAAATCACAAAGCAAAACGATGTAGTAGAACGTCTTGAAAAACTAATTGATAAATTTAGACCATCTGCTTATGCAGTATCGGGACAAGAGAATGTTCCTATTCGCATCGAAACAAGTCGCGCTATAAATCGGCGCAGATTCCAATTAGGCGGTGCCTTAGTAGCTTCGCCTTGGACTTTCACACCGTAATGGGCAATAGAACAAATAAGATTCAGACTAATTTTTCCGGCGGTGAAGTTACACCTTTAGCTCATGGTCGCGTTGATTTACCGCTGTATGCAAAATCTGCAGCCAAAATAGAAAACTTTATTTGCGACCCACGTGGTGGCGCAGTGTACCGTAACGGTTCAGTGTTTGTTACTAATACTCGTCAGAATCAACCCGCAGCTTTAATACCGTGGCAATTCAACGACCAACAAGCTTACATAGTTGAAGTAACACCTGGGTATTTTCGTTTCTATACTGACGACGGCATAATTACCGGAACCGATACAGTTATAAGTGCTGCCACTAATGCTAATCCTTGCGCAATAACAGATACCGCGCATGGTTATACTACGGGCGATGTTATTGAAATTAATGACGTTCAAGGTATGACTCAGTTAAATGGTAATACTTATACCGTTACTAAAACGGGCACTAATACCTACACTATAGGGGTAGACAGCACTGCTTACGGAACTTACACCGCAAGTGGTAAAGCAACCAAAATACTGAATATAAGCGGCATAACTACTGCTAGTCCTGGAGTGATAACTGCGACTAACCACGGACTCAGTAACGGACAATATGTATTCATTTCCGGCGTAGTCGGTATTAATGGTCTACAAAATCAACAGTTTGAAGTAACTAACGTTACTACGAATACCTTTGAATTAGCCGATTTATTAGGTAATCCAATTAACACAATAGGTATGGGAACTTACGTGTCCGGCGGTACGGCTGCCTGTATTTATGAAGTAACGACGCCTTATGCAGTTGCGGACATTTTCAATTTGCAGTATGCGCAAAGCGCGGATACTATGTACGTAGTACATCAAAATTACGCGCCATACAAATTAGTGCGTACCTTTGATGCCGATTGGAGTATGACTACTTTCAGCCGAACCGGAACTGACCCATTCGGCAGTGCTGGTAATTATCCGCGTAGTGTATCTTTTGATTCTGCCGGTAGACTTTGGTATGGCGGTACACTAAATAATCCGCAAACCATTTGGGGCAGTTCAGCACCTTCTGCAGGTAATACCGCATATGACGATTTCACAACAGGTACAGCTGCAACTAATTCTGTTTCGTTTACGCTTGCCCCGCTATTTAGCGGCAAGGTTGACTACATTGAATTTATCACCAACACCAATCAATTCATGGTTATTGGCTGTTATGGTTCGGTTCGTACTTTGTGGGGCACTACAATTGGAACACCTGTTACACCGACTGCAGTTACATCGCAGCCGGCTAATGTCATAGGTGCAAGTTTTGCTCTTGCAGTAGCTAATGGTGATTCTACGTTTTACATACAACGTGCGGGTCAGCGTATTAGAAGTTTGGAATACGATTTCTATATAAGCGGCTACACCACCAAAGACCAAACAGTCGTATCCGACCATTTAACGCAAATAGGCATACAGCAAATAGTTCAGCAGCGCGGCTTTCCCGACATAATGTGGGCAGTACGTAGTGATGGCAGATTTTTGGGTTTTACTTATTCACGACCGGAGCAAGACAATTATGCAGCTTGGCATAGGCACTATCTTGGCGGCGCTTACATTGATTCTAATAGTATTTTACGTCCTTACGCTAAAGTAACTTCGATGGCGGTTGCTCCACGCAATACTACTGCAGACCAAGTATGGTTTGCAGTGCAACGCACTATACAAGGTAATACTGTTTGTTCGGTAGAGTATCTGGCTGACTATGAACAGTATCCGGCTGAACGTGATTTTTATACGGGAGATTCAGTCAACGACCCTATTAAATTCGCCAATGCCCTTTACGAAGTACAAAAACACGCTGTATATCTTGATATGGCAAATGTCTATGACGGCAGTGCACTTGGAACTAATGCAAATGCAGCGCTTACACCTTCAGCCGTTTCCGGTACAAGCGTTACGATTTCTTCTAGTGAAGCTGTCTTTACTGCAAGTATGGTAGGTCAAGAAATACATAAGAAGTACGACATCAATGGTAATGGCGGCGGTAGAGCACAGATAACGGCTTATACTGATTCACAGCATGTGACCGTTAAGACTACTGTGGCTTTTGATAATACTAATGCAATGCAACCAGGTGCTTGGTATTTAACTGCAACCTCATTAACCGGCTTGGAATATCTCAACGGTGAAACAGTAACAGTAGTGACAGATGGCGGACCTGCCGGCACCGCTATTGTTGCTAATGGAAGCGTTACGCTTTCTGGTCCGGTTACTGTAGCCATGATTGGGTATCCGTATACTGGCACCATAGAAACGTTGAATATAGATACTGGGGGCAAGCTAGGAAGTGCCGAAGCAAAACCACGTATACTGATTCGCGCAGCTATTAGGTTTTTAAATTCGCTTGGTATAAAATTCGGAACTGATTACTATAGCTTAGACCAAATATCATTTCGTAAATCTAACTTTTTAACTGACAGACCTACCCCACCTTTTACCGGAATTAAAAGCGTGCCTTACAGCGATGAATGGACAGACCAGAATGACGACCCGCAAAAGATAGTGGTGCTAATTCAGAGTCTTCCACTTCCTTGCACCGTACTTGGTATCGACCACTTTATGATGACTACCGATGAATAGAATCCCATTTGAACCTAAACACCTAGATGAAATTGAACTGCAGCCTCACGAGAAAGAAATGTTCAATGCCCAAGGGTTTTTGCAAGTAGCTACTGGTACGGCTGCAACCACTTACAGTTTTATTCATAAAGGCGCATTGATAGCTATAGGTGGCTATTATGAAAAATGGAAGGGCGTAGTAGAACTATATATAGTTCCTAGCGTTCACTTCACTAAATATCCGATAGCGGTTTTAAAAGAAACACAAAACATGTATGACGAAGTTACAGCCGATATATCTATTCATAGAATCGAAAGTGCTTGTTTAGATGACCCAACGCGTTCGCGCTTTATGGAGTATTGGGGTTTTAAATTAGAAGGTACAATGCGACAATACAGTAGCGATAAGCATGATTATTGCATGTGGGGCTGGATACGAAATGGGTAGTCTATTTGGAATGAACGCCGGAAGCGTGTATGCCGCACAGCAGCCGGGCATGGCTGCGGGCATGGCGTCATCTGCCCAAAATGTAGGAATACAAGCCGGTGCACAAGAAGAGCAAGCCGGCAATGAAATGCAAGTTGCCGGCTATAATTCCGGCTTAGCGGCGTTAGAAGGTCACTTAACTAGAGAGAATCAAGCGGAGGACTACAATGCCAGCGGAGTCTTATTGCAAGGCAGTCCCCTTGCGCAGCTTGAACAGACGCGCCAGCTTGCCTCGGCGCAGGTTAGCCAGATACAAAATCAAGGACTTATGCAAGCTCAGCTTGAAGACACTAATGCCAATCAGACTATCAATAGTGGTCGTGCAGCGATGCTAGGTACTATGAACCAAGAACTGCAAGGTCAAGAAAATGCAAACATCGAACAGGAAAATGTTGGAGCTAATGATTTAAACGAAATAGGCAATAATGTAGAAAAAGGTTTGCAGCTTGCAGCTATGCAAGGACCGTGATGTATGCCTAAAGTCGGATACTACGATACGAAAGTGCAGCCCTTCATACCCGGTAACTCACCTGGTCCTATTAGCGCACCACATTTTGCGGATAGCGGACAAAAAGAATTAACTGAAGGTGCGTTACAAGACGCTGCGCAATCCGCGAGCAATGTTGTTAACACTGAAAATCTTGTGGGCAAAACATGGTCTAACATTGCCGGCGATGCCGTCGGTGTCGGTATGGCTTATACGCAAGCACAACGTCGCAAAAATAACGCGGCACAAGCGGCATCTGTTTTAAGTAGCAATAGTACCGCTAGTTCTTACATTAATAAAGCTAAGATGGCGGGACAAAATTATTCTTCCCAGCAATTACAAAATCCATTAACTGCCGATTTTAGCGATAAGGGTTATAACGATTTCACTGGTTCTATAGATAAAACTATAGCTGATAATCGTGCGGCATTGCAACAACAACTGCAAGGGGAATCCGGTGCACCTCATGGTTTAGCTACTTACGATGAAGCTATGAACGTTTTTAGAACATCGCAAAACGAAAAATGGAATACCACTAAAGAATCTTCACGCGACTTAATAGCTAAGAATCAATATTCTGATTCAGTTAACGATATGACTAGAGCCGCGAGTTCTGGTGATTTAGGTACGTTAAAGCAGGAACTATCGAATTTCAATAATAGGGCTACCGCTACTATGGCAGCTACCTCAGGAGTGCCATCAAGTAAGTTTCATGAAGACTATACTAATATAGTTAAAGCAAATATTGCAGGTGCGCAATCTAAATTTCAGAACGCAGATGCGTATGTGGATGCTGCAGACGGTGATTATCTTAAAGGCAATCAACAACGTTTAGCTGATGCGCAAACTTATCAAAAAGCATTAACAGCGCAAAACCCTATTTTTGCTTCGCTCGATGGCGAGACTTTGAAAGGCGCTATATCGGCACAAGAAAGCATAGTCGATAAAGCTAAAAGCGCAGTGCGCGAAGGGTTTAGTAATAACGCTGCTAAAATTGAAGCTGCAGCTTCTACCGTAGGTTTAAATCTGCAATCATCTGACCCTAATGTGCGTCAACAAGCACAGCAGAAAATGGTGCAGCTACATTCACAAGTTACGCAACTAACCGCACAAATGCCTCAAGAAGACAAACATATAGGCTATGAAGCTACCAAAGTTTTGAACGGTTACATTAATCATAGCATTAATGTCAATGTGACTATGGCAGGCGCGGAACAAGCGCGTAACGCTTCTAATATTTCTGCAAGTAATGAAAATATCAATATGCAGCAAGCAGCGCTAAAACAATCCGATGCAGCAGCACAAGCTTACGCAAGCTTAGGCGCAAATATAAAAACCATGACTGATAAACTTACAGCGGCTAAAGCGGTGCATAATGACAGCATAAAATATAATGGTTACCAGAAAGAATCGGGTGTTACCGCTGATGATGTTAGAGCAACACGTGGGGCTTTAGAAAAGGCATGGCAAAGTGGTCAATTAACTAGAGAACAATATGCTGGTTATTCCGACACTCTAACTCATATTGCCGATACTGCATTGCCCATTAATAAGAAGAATCCTAATCCAGATGCGTTCCCAGATTTACTTTATAGCTGGAACAAAGCAAAACCTGTTGATGCTGATTGGGCATCCTTGTTTGTGCATGATATTAATAGTCCCGGGGGCAAAGCTTCTCTTGCAGCTATAAACAAACGCTTACCTACTTTGATGGATGAAATTAAGAACGCACCTGAAAACAGGGGTTTGAATTTTAGCGCCGATAAATTACGTAAGATGGCGGAAGCAAAAATAATGCGCAAATGGATTAGCGTACCGCATTTGCCGTATGCGCCACCGCAAAAACAGGCAATGCCGATGAAAGCTAATCCTTACAGATTAGTGCCGCCACCGCCAGCAGTGCTAATGGAACCAACACAATAATGGCTGACGATGCTAACGCCCCACCGCAGCAGTATGATATACCGGATTTAACTAATATAGACCCGTCTGTCGCGCCTATGCTACAAACACGACATGGCGTATCAGATACTTCTATTGAAAGTTCGCCTGACGGAATCCTTAGAGGCATAGACCCTGCCGTTGACCCTAAAGACGTATTGCTAAATAAAGAAAACAATCAGGTGCAAGCAGTACCTAATTCATTTGATTTATTTGCTGAATATAGAGCACAGACAAAAACTGCAGCCGCTTATATGGGTTATGGTGAGCATCAATTAGCTAGAGCCGTAGCTGGCACGCAAGTCATTGATGGCAGTAAAACACCAGATGAAGCAGTGCAAGAGTTTGGGCATCAAGCGATGGATGTATGGAAACAAAGTAATGTCAGCCCTTTAGAAAACGCTACGCATTTTCCAGCACTGCAACAAGTGATGGGACCGATAATGGCGGCAGTGCCAACTATGCGCGAATACGCAGCTAGTGGTGCTACCGGCGCAGCTATAGGGGCTACTGAAGGTGCGGTTATCGGCGGAGTTATGACCGCCGGTAATCCGCTCGGCGCTGCTCTTATGGGCATAGCCGGCGGCTCAATGGGAATGGACGTGGGCATACTAGATAGCGCTTACGAAATGGGACGCGGTGCTCTTGTTATGGATATGCTTGATAGAGGCGTACCGGCAGACGTTGCTAAACCTGCAGCAACGATTGGCGGCTTAGCTATGGGACTAGCACAGATGGCAGGCGTGGGGGCTGTAGCCGGTAGAGGTATCGAAGGAATAGCGACATTATTTGCCGGTGATGCGGGACAAGCTACGCTTAAAACATTTGGCGGCAGAATACTAGAACAAGCTGGTATCGGTGCTGCATTTGGTTCACTTAATAGTTTTACCGAATCTACTACTAAAGCATTTGCTGGATTAGTAAGTCACACTAATGGAGTAGTCACGCCTGCCGAAGTGGCTGAGGGTATGATTCAAAATGTAATGGCTGGCGCTGTACTTGGCGGCGGTACTGGTGTTGCAACTGAATTTCTAAAAGCGGGTATCAGCAAAGCGGTAAGACTTAAAACGGAAAACCATGCAAAGTTTGTAGAGCAAGGTTTACCCGAACAAGTTAAGAATCAAATCAAAGAGGAAGAGACTGTTACCGGCGTAGTGTTATCGCCGGGAGCCCGTGCTAAACGCGCACAAGAAATAATGTTCCCCCTTAAAAAAGAGGAACCTAAAGAAGATACTAGCGAATCGGAACCTACAGTTAAACACGAATCCCGTTCTAAGGCGGAAATGAAACGCGATGAAGCACGAACCGATTTAGCTAAAGAGGTTGCGCGTATAGGCGATAAGCTAGATAAAGCGCAAAAGGTTTTAAAAGAAACCGTTAGAAAAATACGCGACCTCGATGCCAGCATCGCTATGCTGAAAAATTCAGAATACGAATCTGTTGTAGTTAAAGACTTACTAGAGCAGTACAAAGGCGAAAGAAAAACCGCACAAAATGATAAGGTACGTTTAGAAGGTGAAGTATCTGAATGGAAGAAAGCCTATGAAGATATCACTACTAATCAGCAACAAGTAGAAAAAGCGCATCAAGCGACAGAACTAGGTCGCCTTATGACTACGGTAAATAAAACGCTATCGCCAAAACAATCGGGAGTACCAAACAGTCGCATGGAGCGTGGCACTGATATTCAACAAGTGCTTAACCGTGTGCGTCATTACGTCAAAGACCCTAAAGCTACTGCACAAGTAATTGAAAGCTATAACACCGCATTAGCTAATGGCGACGATATTTCCGAAAAAATGCAGAACGAATATGATGCTGCTAATTTGGTAGGCGACATAAAAAATAAACCTTCAAAAGACATACGTGCTTTACGTAATGACATTGAACTAGTTTATCAAGAAGGACGTAAGGGCAGGCTACAACAATTAGCCGACCAAGCAGAACATCGTTTTAAATTAATAGCCGAAGTAACTGAAGGCTTACAAGCATCCGAACCTATAGAGTCAGATGTTAACCCACCTAGCGGCAAAACAAAAGAAGACAGCAAAGTCGCTAAAGTAGTTGCTCCATACGCGCTTAACTTTTTTGGCAGCTATTTAGGTAAATGGAAATTAGCTTTGCGCAAAGCTGTTAATCGTGATGCGATTATAGACAAGCTGCGAGTGCGCGAACATGTAAACAAAGTTGACCACCAAGTACAAGAGAATACCAAACTACTGTACGACAATTTAGCGGAAGCCACAGGAAAGAACAAAGCGCAAATCAATGAGTTATTACGCTTAGGTGCTAAAAAGAAAATTACCATAACCGCTAACGGCAGAGAATCAAAGATAACTATTAATCAAGCAATGGATAAACTTGCACAGCTTCATGACCCAGAAGCGCGTGAAGCTTTTGTTCAAGGCAATGGCATTGACCCTGAATTAGTAGAAGAACAAATAGTAAGACAGTTAGGTGAAGAGGACCCGGCTTACGTCAATCTATACAAAGGCTATCTGAAAACCTATAAGCAATTGTATCCGCGCCTTGCTAAAGAATTTAAAGCGGCTTACGGTGAAGAGCTACCTAACAATCCAAACTACTCAGGACGTCTAGTACATGACAGAGCATCGCTAGGTCAAGAAGACTTTGAATTGCAAATGCGCAATCAACGCAGTTTATATAAGAGCGGTACTGCAGCTAAACCAGTACAAGTTAAAGCGCGTACAGGTGATAAGTCCGCACTTACCTATGAAGACATACACGCTAAGTTTTTACGCTACAACCGACAATCAGAACATTGGATAGGTATGCGCGAAATAAGTTCTAATGTTCTCGGTCCACTTATTCGTAACCCTGAGATACGCAGAATTATAATTCGCAAGTACGGTCAAGGACTGTACAAGGGTATGCAAGAAGACCTGAACGATATTGTTTACGGTAACTCAGACAAGAAGACTGCTGCAGGTGATTTCCTAAATGAAATGTTCTTGAAGAACACGCCTATTTTTATGTTGTCTAGCAAACCCTTAATGTTTATCAAACACACTATGGCAGTAGTTACGGCGGCTAACAAAATACCAGTTAAGGATTTAGCTGATGGGTTGTTAGAGTTTTACAAAAACCCAATTAAAAACGGCAAAGAAATGGTGGCATCACCTGAATACTCAACACGTCATGCCGGCAGCGACATAAGCACTGCAGCTTCTACGCAAATACCGGAGGAACGCCATACTCCATTTATAGACATGCTCTATCACTGGTCGATGTCACCCACCGTATACGGTATCAAGACAACAGACATGTCTATTCTCTACGCCGCGCGTAGGTATTATTTAAGTAAAGGCATGAGTGCAAGTGAAGCTATGACGCGTGCGGGTGAAGTGTTGCACGAAACGCAAGTATCCGCTGCAACTGATATAACATCAAACCTTGCGCGTTCGCAATGGGGTCAATACGTAACCATGTTCCAGGGACAAATTACTACCTTGGCACAAGAATCCGTATTAGCATGGGACAGAGCCTTAGCTTTACCTAGTCGTGAAAACTTCCAATTAGCTATTAAGACTTCAATCATTAGTGGTATCAGTACTGGTATCTTTGAAGGCGTCAACGCTGCTTATCACTATGCAATGGCACAAGATGACGACCAGCGCGCAGAAGCCTTGTATGAAGGTTCCCTGGGCGTAGGCGTAGCTATGATACCAATTATAAATTATCCGTTAATCAGAGAAGCCGCCAAGTACGCCATAACTAAAGGCGTAGATGCTGCCTTCGACCAAAAATTCAGAACGCCTGAAGCAAGCTCTATATTGGGCTCATTGGGGCAATACGCTACTCGCCTTACCGATGACTACATAAAAGCCCTGAAAGACCCTGATTGGGCGCAGGCGCACGTGTTACGGCTGATAATTGATATGCATAACCTGGCAGGCTGGAAGGTCGGCAGTCCGTTTAAATCACCACTAGACTTCCTCAATCGCTATTTAGAACACCAAACTAGCGACCCTTTAACGCTGTAGGGTATATTATAAGCATATCCCTTATGGAGTTATAACCATGAAAACGTTAATTGCTAGTTTGATGATTTCTATATTTTGCGCATGTCCGGTATTAGCTGACGACGATACCGCTATGGCTATTATGGTTACTGGTGCCAATTTAATGCCTAACACATTCGATGTGTGTAAGTGTGTTGCTGACTATAAAAAACATCCTATTTGGGCTAGAATAAAATACCTTGGCTGGAAACCCCCAGCTTCGATGATGCAACACACCGACGAAAACGGATATTACGTAACCCTAAATGACAGTCGGCACAACTAACGTAAGAAACTATTTTACTACCGACGGTAGCACCCTCTCTTTTCCTTTTACCTTTACTCTACTACAAGCTTCTGATGTTGAAGTCTATGTAAACACCGTACTGCAAACTCAAGGTTCCGATTACACTGTTTCTCCTACTGGCGGTGAATTCCCTTGTGTCGGTGGCAGTATCGTTTTTATTAGTGCGCCTGCAGCAGATGCGGACCCCACTGTTCCTAACGGCGTAATACTACGCGAAACAGATTTAGAACAAGAAGTGGAATTTGAAGTAGAAGAATCTATAGCAGAAACCGTTTTTGAAACTGCACTAGATAAAGTCACCATGATGGTTCAGCAGTTAGCGGACCAGCTTTCCTTATGTTTGCAGTTACCGATTACTTCCACTGTTACTGGAATTACTTTGCCGGCAGTAACAGCAGGAAGCATACTGCAGTGGGACCCCACTGGCGCTACCAATAATCTGGTAAACATAACGCCTGCAGAAATCATAGCTAGTGTTCCCGGTGCAGGGTTAGGCAATGTAATCGGACCTACAACGTCAACCGTTAATAATCTCGCGGCTTTTAATAACGTGACGGGTACTTTACTAAAAGACCCTGGAATTCCTTTAGCTAAAGTCTATACAACAGATGGCTCGGGTGGCACAATAACACTTCCTTCTGGCACTTCAGTTATAAATAATGTACGAGCCTATCTTGTTTCAGGTTCACCAAATGCAGATGGTTCTAGCTCCGGCAACACTACTGTTTATATTGGACCGCCAGGTGCAGGTGATTTACTAACATGGGATAACGGCAGTAGCGTTCTTGCATCAAAAATACTTACTGAAGTGTCGGTTTCAACTTCAGCACTTACCTCAGGACACATGTATGATTTGTACTTGTCCAATATAACTGGCTCATGGGTAGCGTCGTTTAGCAGTGCATGGTCTAATACCACTACACCACCATCACGTGGAACAGATGCAGCGGGAAGACCTTGTAAAAGCGGTGCAACAGACCAATTATTAGTAGCAGAACCTTATTGCAGCACAAGCGGAAAAATATATGATTATTACGGCGGCTTACGAGAACTTGCCAATGTCTATAATCAACGAAGAAAATTTGTTAGAGCACAAGACCCAACTGCAACTTGGACATTAACCTCATCGACAGGTGTATGGAGCGCTAGTGATGGCAACACAACAGTTGGGCAAGGTTCAGTTTCTATTGTTCAAGGTAGTTATGCTAATTTAGCGAAAGCAAAATTTAAACAATCATTCCAAAGCGATAGCTTACAAGCACTTGCAGCTATTGGGTTAGACAGTACATCCGCTGCTTACGATAATAGTTGGGCAGGTTCTTATAGTACTGCTACTGATGCTAGAGGTTCCCACATGGTAGATTTTATCCCTAGTAGTCTTACAGCAGGGCATCATGTATTGCAAATGTTGGAATCGGGTGTTACCTCTAATAATGCAATTTACTATGGCACTCATTCGACCCCTGGAGCTACATTCGGCAATAGTTACTTAGAAGGCGAGGTTTGGGTATGAGTTACGCGCTTCAACAATTTACGCAGCAACTTATAGCAGATGGAATTCCTATCTCTGGAGTATCACTTCAAAACGACCCGCCTACAAATATTCCAAGTGACATAACTATTCGCTACCAGGAATCTGCAACACAAGACCAAATTACTCAGGGCAACGCTGCTATTTCTAGTTTTAATTGGAACATGCAACCGCCAAGCGTTTCCAGTTTCATTACTGCTATTCGCGCTGAACCGACTTTTACCTCTGAGATTCGTATAGGTCTTGCGGGATTACTAGGACTTCTTCAAATGGATGTTTCTAACTCAATTGCAGCACAACAAGATTGGGACGATGCTGTTGCAACCTATGGTAGTTCGTGGTTAACTTCAGCAGTGCAAACTAAAGTGCTGGATTACGCAAGCCAATACGACATACCTATACACGCATGACACACATTTTAGTTATTTGGATAAATGCTTCAACTCTTACCCATTTTAGTAGTGACCATATGGACCCTTACACCGGAGATTATCCAACAACGAAAATCTATACCCCTATGTGGAAGGAATTTGACAGTAAGCAGAAAGCCCAAAAATTCATTGACGATGCTCCGGTGGAGATACGCAACGTTATGAAGTTGGAAGAATTACAAGAACCTAAATGAAAAAGGAACCAAAATAATGGAAGAACCGATTAAAGTTAGTGGTGAACTTCTCTATAAAAAAGAAATGTCAGCCGCAATGGTAGTGTTTCAAAAAACGCTTTACTCTTTTGTACAACCCCCAGCCATACTTAGAGCTTGGGAATTATTACGCATGGTAGTAGACGATTGGCATACTTGCGATGAAAAATACAATGGACATTTCATGTCTTTTGGGAAAGCTCTTAAAGAACTTCAAAACGGTAAACGCATAGCGCGCACAAATTGGAACGGTAAGGATTTTTGGCTGAAGCTGCAAGTACCGGATGCACATTCAAAAATGACAGAGCCCTACATTTACATCGAATATCCAGCAGGGCATGTTAATGCACCTAAAGGTTTGTGCTGTCCTTGGTTAGCAAGTCAAACAGATATATTAGCTACTGATTGGTTTATATTGAAGGATTGACGCTCGCTATTCCGTAGTGCATAATACCGGAATTATCGACCCAAACGCCTTAGCGCAATATTTACAGCAAGTGCCTTGTAGGCAGTACCTCTAAAAAGGAACCACCAATGTTTAGTCTTAATCCGGTTGCGATAGCAAAAGCTGAAATTCTAAAAGTTGACGCTGACCTGCCTAACGAAATTGCTGAACTTGAACACGGACTTACAGTGTTCGGACAGTTCATGTCTTACGTAACTCCTGCAGATGTTGAAGCAGTTTTAGCATTGCTGCCCGCACCATTAGCAGCAAAAATACCTGCTGAAGTTATGACGGAAGTGTCAACAGTGTTAGCTAATCTGCCGGCAACCTTAGCTAAAGTGGAAGCCAAGCTCGAATCCATAAAAACAGAATTAGCTTAAAGACCTTTTCCTTCAAGAGGTAAATCGCAATGACCTTTACCGAGCTATGGAACTTCTGGCACACATGGGAAACTCAACTAACATCGACGATGGCGGGCTCCCTGTTACTGGGGATTACCTGGGTTTTCGAGAAGCTTTCTGGTTATCAATCAGCGCGGCTGCATTAATACTCGGCGTTGTGTCTCTTGCCGTTGGTTTGTGTACTTGCGTTTACCATCTAATTGACATAGCGGCAGATGGACATGTTGATGAAGCAAAACAAATACTTACCTGCTTAGGCAGTGGGGTAATGGTGCTTATCACCATCTATGGGCGTAAAGGTGTAGAACTATTAATGCGACGTAAACAGCACACAATTGCTGTGACTTCCCCTACCGTAACTTCATCCACCATTATTAAGGTGGAACCTACTAACGCAAGTCGTATTGATGAAAAGCATTGAGCAACTGGTAGACGACATACTTAATCGTGAAGGTCCAGACTTTACTAACCAGCCTAATGATAAAGGCGGTCCAACTAAGTACGGTATTACGTTAAATACTTACCGTACTTTTTTACGTGTTAACGTGCCCGTGTCCCAACTGCAGGCACTAACCAAAGAAGATGCAGCCAAAATATATATGCAAATGTATATAGTGCATCCGGGCTGGAATCAAATACACAATACTGCCCTTGTCGAACAGTTGATAGATGCCGGAGTGCAACATGGCGTAAGACAAGCCGTAATCCTTCTACAGCGAGCTTTAAGGCTCCATGAGGATGGAATACTAGGCTCCCGGACCGTAATGGCTGCAAACGACGCGCAGCCTACGCTAATCACGTTTACGTTTATAGCCGTCAGGCTACACTACTACGCTGCCATTCTAAAGAATACCGCACAGTGGCTATTTGCCGCAGGTTGGATTAATCGGATGGCGGGGCTGATACAAGCTGCGATAGAGGCGCTTGGTTTTCTATCTTAAAGTTGTGCAGGTAACGGCGTAAGGCTTCACGTATCAAGTCTGAACGGGTGCGGTGTTCGCAATGAGCCACGTGGTCTGCCTGTTCCAACATGGCAGGCGGCAGCGCTATCAATACTTTTTTTGGCATAACAGTCGATTCCTTATAGAGATTTTTGTGATATCCAGACGACTGCTTTCCCATAGTGAAAATAATATCCGTTAACAGCAATTGCAGGTAGCCTTGTTTTCTTAATATACTGGAATCCTCTTTTATTTTTCCATTAACAACTAAGTGAGGTGACTCAGGATATAGGCTATCCATAAGGTGCATATCGTTTTACTCCGAAAGGAAATGCAATGACGGTAACAGCACGGCAACTGCGAAGCGCAGGGCAAACCAAGTCTATCCAGTGGATTGGCTTGACGCCTCTCAGCATTACCGGCATAACTGTTTGGTATCACGAAAAATGCAGCCGCGAGTTTAACGCTACTCTGCAAGAAGTGGAATCAATCGGATGCCGCAAGTGCCAAGAAGACCGCTTTGACCGAGTGTTAAATAACAATGCAAGGTTCGATGTGGTATGAGCAACAAATCACGCCGCCACAGGATGCGCCAACGTATGAGACAACTTGTCTCCACTACTAGCCGCATCGCCAAACGGCGAAGACGCAAAACTAAAAAGGGGCAATAGCCCCTTTTTCTTTCTATCGAATCCTACATAGCAAAAAGCATCATTCACGTTAAAAGCCGCTCGGCATAGTTCATGGCAATTACAGGTGCAAAACTCATTGCTCTTTGGCGTAGAAAACTCACAGCACTCTTCGCAAGCCATCACATGTGAAATCCACTAAGAGTAGCACCAGCAGCACCAGCAGCAAGACCACCGAAACTAGAACTGAACATGTACCCAATATACATATTCGGGTGAGATTGGCTAAACGGTCTATCATCCTGGATACCTTTAAGTTGGTGCCCTTCGATTTTCCTAACAACCGAACCGTCACACATTACCCAATCATAGTAATAACGGTAAATAGTGCCGGGCACCAGCTTTAAATACTTCCATTTACGCGGGCGTCTATCACATTTAACTAGAGATTGTATTTCAGGATAGACGTTTATATGCCCTGCTATCGGCGAGTCTACTTTCTTTTCAGGTTCCTGTTCAGTGGCAGCGCTTTGCCTTGTCGGTATTGCTTGGAACGGCAGGGTTTCTGCCTGCACCGATAATACGCTTAGGCTTAACGTCAGGTAGAGTGCTATTAAAAGTTTTTCGGTAGCCATATTCTGCTATCAAGTAGGCGTCACACGTGTCTAAGGTAATATGCGCTTTCGGAAATAGCAACTTAGCTTTTATTAAGTGTGCCCGTTTGCGTGCTGCTTGATTAGAGAATTTAGCGCCTAGGTTAAACTCTCGTTGCCAGGTTTGAGGTTGTACGTACGCTATATCTTCTTTACTATAGTGAACTTGTATTTGTCCTTCTATAAAACCTGTATTGCGTCCGAAAGTAAATGCAGTTGATTTAGCATCTTTGCTAAATGAATGGACATCTTCAAAATAGAAAATGGTTTCCCAGGAAAAATGATATTCGACTTCATGACGCAACCATTGATAAAACTGGCTTATGTCTTTAGTAAAACGACATTCACTTATGTAATCCCGTTCTCTATTAATAGCTACTGCGGCACCCCGGCTACCAGGGTCAATGCCTATAATCATACCTGTTAGCAGATTGTCTTTACCCACTAGCTTTACCCAATCTTGTTACTAAACCACGCGCATGCTGTTTGTCTAAGTCGAAACGCATAGCAGGCAACCATCTGAAAAATCTTCGACGCAATTCTGTAGGGACCGCATCTATGTTCGTTACATGATTCTTTTGGCAAAACTCCGCTATCTGTTTTTGTACCTTCTTTATTTTCTTGTTCGTCAAGTATGCTCTGCTCACACAATTGTCCTCTTACTTCAGTTTCTACTACAGCCACCCAGTAGTTACGCATACGAAAAGCATCTTCTATGTTTGCCCAACTATAACGGTCATCAGGGGTAATCATTCTTCCCATGTTTTATTTTTTCCTCTAAGCGTAATTGGCTGCCTCTACCTTCTTGCTTTTTGCTATTACCTAAGCGAGCATCCGTACAAAAAGCACATCTTATATTACGTCTGGATTTTTTACGTTTATAATGTGCCATCAAATTTTTTCCTTTTCGGCTTTAGTTCGTGTTTTCCGTTCATAGCGTCTGCCCATTCCCGCAAGAAAGTTTCCCCTAAAGCATGAACACTTTGGTCAAGCGTTTTAACGTCACTCCATCCAGGTACGAAAAGCCTTTTAAGTTCTTCGTCACCGTATATGCCACCAACGATATACTGGAAAAAGTCTTTTCCACGAATCTCTTTCCACAAGAATCTGGCTTGTGCCCGGGTCATTTTTATCATTGCGCCGTATTCCATTTAGTAACACGCTTCAATGCTTTTTGATTGGCTTCGCCTACCTTACGACCGGAACGCTCACTAACATCATGCGTGTCACGCGAGAACTGGTAAATCCAATCTTCCATTTTGTCTTTCATATCAGTGCCAAGATTGTTGTACCAACCCATAAGACGTTTTAAATCGCGTTCCTCTTCAGAGGTTAACGATACATGCGCACCTTTTTGTCCAAGCCATAACATGCGTGCATAAGACGCGCACATAATAGCGGATACGGTTAACTTTGTTTCGGTTGCAGATAGTCCGCTACCTCTTGTGCCTCGCGGCAGTATTAATTCACTCATTTTAGGATTCTCTCCATACCCGCAACAGTACCTATCGCTAAAATATTGGTTCCTTTAACCATGCACAAATTCACATAAGCTATATCAGAGGCAAGCCAAGCTAGTTCTGTCTTAGATAGTAATTCGCGATTCAACTCTTCTATAAAGCTTACATGTCGTGGGTTGACCAAAACACTGCGTATATGACCGTCACGTCCTAATGCTTGTACCGTTATAAATTTCATTTTAAATACCCTAGTGATGTATCACGTGCTATTTGTTTTTCAAAATACGCGTGATCAAAGTTGTAATCCTGTTCCGCATTTCTATAACCATTGGCTAAACCTAATACCCAAAACAAAGTTGATACCACAATAGCAATAAATAGCACAATAGCAATAAGAAGATTCATTTGCTGTATATAACCCCCGACCAGGATTCCATAGCTACAGGTAAGTCCTGTGCAAATGTAGGTGACTTAGCTATTAAGGTATCAAACAATTGCTGGTACTCTTCATCGTAGTAGCACGTTCTTACGTAGCATATTAGTTCATCATGCACAGTAAAGTAAAGGGTTGCAATAGGTGCCACCCTAAACATGGCTTCTTTCATAACGTCACGCGCCACTGCTTGGACAATATTTTCAACAAGCTCGCCGCCATACGTGGTCGTTCTTCCATACTTGGGTGATACGTAAGAGATTTCACCGTTATGGGTAATTCGCGGATTATAAAAAACCATGGGACGCCCGGAGGGAAGTCTACATACAAGCCAAGTTCTTTGTTGGCGCGTATACAGGTGCCAAACAACATCATTAACTCTTTGACTTTTGCCGGTAGAAATAACTTCTTTAACAGCGGCTTCAGTTCGGTGCCAGTAATTAACAATATTTGGGTTTGCATTGCGCCACCGTTGTTTGATTAAATCTGCGGTAAGTCCAACTTCTCTGGGTATAGGATTGTGAGTGCGTCGGTAATACTCAGACAAGGCGTATTCGGCTTTTTCTCGCTCACTGTCGGTAGCCATGCTCCACAAGCCGCGATGCACAGGTGCAATGCTGACGCCTGTATTCCTTGACATAGTAACAAAAGCTCCGATACCACCCTGATAACCAAGAGCAAGCACAGCAACCTTACCGAGTGCGCGTCGTTCCTTATCGTCTTCGGAGACGTAGAAGCCGTAAATTGTTGATGCCTGCTTACAGTATAAATCTTCACCTGCTCTAAAAGCGTCAAGCACTTTGGATTCTCCGGCAAGCCACGCCAATACACGCGCCTCAATCTGGGAAAAGTCTGCACCAATAAGCGTACAGCCAGGCGGTGAAACGATAACTCGTCTAAGGCACGATGCAAGCGCATCCGCAACGTCTGGGTACATGAACTTAAAAAACTCATAGTCGTACTCCTGCAGCACTTTAAGCGCTACATTAGGGTTAACCGTTGGGCGCAACAAGTTTTGAATTTGTATTCCGCGTCCGCTCCATCTGCCAGTATGCGCACCGTGATATTGCAGCAATTCCCTTGTGCAATTATCTTCATCGGTACGCTGTATCATTTTCTCGTATTTCGAGGTCGACGTTCTGCCGGAAGAAATGCACACTTCCATAACTGTTCGCACGTCTGGCGATATAATACGCTCGCTATAAAGTTCAGCTTGTAGAGTACTGCGTTGCGTGTTGCTAACCATGACGCCTTGCTTATGCAGCCATTGTTGTATTTTTGTTCGTTGTCGTGAAACGCTTGGTATGCCTCCTGTAATTGCAACGAATCGCTTTTGCTGTTCTTTGTCATATTGTTTGTTAAACTCCATTGCTTTGCGTACTGCAGGTATATCGAGATAAATTCCTTGTTGATTTATATGCTGGTCGGCGAACCATACTTCCTGTTCATCGGGTGTTAAGTCGGGCAGTACAATATCTAATTGTCTTTCACACTCAACATCTTGGTCGCAATAGCTGTACAGTTGTTGAAACTCTATCGGCTTATCCTTAGGTGTCCAAAAGTCGCCATTCTTACGTGGTCTAGCTAAACGCAACATGGTATCGCGTCCTTCCATATCTTTCTGTGCCGGCAGTTGCAGCACCTTAGCTGCGTCTTTTAAACTAGCGGGCAATCCCCATGCCAAACATTTAGCCATAGTGCAACGCCACCTCTCTATGGGGATAGGCGGATAACCAAACACTTCAACTAAAATATACTGCCAAATACTTTGTTCAAACATAGCACCATGTGCGACAAAAATAATTTCGGGGTCTGTTGCCATTTTTACTAAAGTATTAGCGAATCCTATTTTCCTAATAGGCTCACCGAATCCCCAATTTTCGGGATTACCTTTATATAGTTTTTTAACTGCATTTTGACAGTGAAACGAAACGCAATGTATTCCCGTATCAGGATGTTTAGCGTAAAGGGGTGCGCCGACTTTTGTTAAATCGACGCGCCCGAATGTTTCAAAGTCAAGATGATTTCTAATCACTATGCGTCTTCTAGTTCTTTTTCATACTTGCTATCAAACTCAGTAAAATCTTCGTCGTCCTCTGCGCATAATGAAGATTCCGGTTTAACGTGCGGTGTAACCCCCAGACTATTTTCTAAGTAAGTAACACGATTACGCAATTTGGCTATCTCCATCCGCAAATGCCCTATTACGTTAGCATTAGGACGAAAGCCCCCTTCACGTCTAAGGCGTAAAGAGTGCCCGCTACCATATTTATTTTTGAACGCTTCAACATCTTCACGCATGAATATGATTACGCGTGGACTAGGATGCTGTCCCTTCAGTTGTTTCCTCTTTAGCAAATCTAAAACTCTATTCACGCCAACATCCAATATCTTTGCTGTCTGGGCTACGGTTAATACTTGACTCATTTCTTTATCCCCCCCCCTAGAGGTAAAGTGGTTATAAAGCTGGTTTTTATCTGCCACACAGAGCCAGCGTGTGCTTGGGGAATCACAAACTGCCGTTATCCCTGTGCAGTTTGCTTACCGACACTTTTACCTAAATGTCGCTTAGGTCATCGTCTCCATAAAAAGAAACGCCACCTTCTGCATAGTCACCAGGTTCGTCTACTGGAATAGAACCGAACGCAGCTTCGGCATTAGGTCTATTAACTAACGGCGCCCCGTCGCGCGCTTTTCGTATACCTTGCAAACTAAAGCTAACTCCCATGCTGCCACTATTTTCATAGGCAAAGCAGTTAACCCAGAAACGAACATAACAACCAGAATATAATTCTTCTTTGTTCATCATTTCAGTATTGTCACTACGCCTTACTTCAACAGAGCGACCATAACTTTTTGCAGAGATAATAATATTGCCCTTGTACTCAGGATTTTTTATACCATCTAACGGCTTACTCCAAAACGTTTTACTTTGATAGCCAATAGTTGTACGAAATGGTCCTTGTACAGCAGATGTAAGTTCGGGCCATTTATCTGAGCGTGCTTTAGCTGCAGCTTTTTTAAGTGCATCAAACTTTAAACGTTCTGATTCCTCCATACCTTCAGGCTGGTCGAATATCAAAACAGCATCATAGACAAGCGCGTCAGTTTCCTTTTTCTTTTTGCGCGGTGTCCAGATGTTAGCGTAACTAAGTCTACCGATTGGAGTAATCAGGTAACTTCTTTCTTGTTCCTGTTGTTGTTTTGGCATTATGTGTATTCCTTATCGTAGGTAAACCCGTCAGTCTTTAACACCAGCAAAAGCGTTTACGGGTTTTACGCTTTTCCTGTTACCATCAGCTTTCACCAATGAATATCCTTTATCTGGTCTTTCTATTAATACAGAAAGATTTGTATCTATGTTCTGTCTTTTAATTAGCTCTATGGCTTGAGTGGGACTAATGAGTTTTGGTTCGGTGTAGCACTCATACGGCTCAAGAATGTCTAATAAATGTTTTTCAGCCCCTTTTGTGTCTTTCCATCGTCTATTGCCAATTTTCGGCACCAAACAATAACTCGGCACTTCCTTATTTTGTTCGGCTAACCCTAATGCGTACTGCTCACAAGCGTTAAGCCAGTTACGCATGTCATCTGCTTTGTCTAATACTTGCACTAATACCTTCAGAGGTAACTTTTCTATAGAAGGCAGGCTTACAGGTGCAATATCATCACTGACGCCATCAAACGCTAAGCGCGTTAGTTCTTTTGCTTGTTGACGTTGAGCCGGACAGATAGCTAATGCGGGACAAAATTTGCACCATGAACCGGCATGTATTTTTGTACTCTTATCTTGCACTACCTCTTTAACCGCTAAGAGTAATTCCGTGCGCCAATTTAGAAGTTCCCTTCTAGTTATAGCGTAAGAAACAATACCGCTTCCTACACCACGCGGCTGTACGACAACAATTTCTATTTTTGGTATTAAGTCTTGCTCTTCTTTACTTAAACCTAAGAAGACACCGAGCGCGTAAAACAAAAGCTGCTTGTTCCATTCCACATTCACCTTAGTGCCGGCACCGTATTTAAAATCAATAACTACGAGCTTAATATACGGCAGAACAAACGCGACATCGGCAGTACCTTTTAATGGGTCTCTATAAGGGTTGGGAATTAGTACAGGTACTTCAACTTTTGGCTTAACGCGATACTTAGTCTCGATGCCGCGTACGTAACTCACATACGTCATCACGTGCTCTGCCATTTCATCGTCAAACGTAACATCGAAACCGTCTTGCTTTATAACGGTGCCAATGGGGGTAAAATTTCTATTTAAGATTCTGTTTGCAGCAATAGCATGTGCGACAGTACCTTGCGCAGAATAGAATGAGGGTTTAGATTTCGGTGCTTGTTTAATTAACTCAAGAGAACCGGGACAATTCCATACGCGTTCAATAACGCTGCCGCCTAGTTCATCATGTTGTGTTGCCATTGCTGATTTGCCCTTACGTAGGTAATTGATGCTGGTTTTCTTCTTTCGGATTTCCAGCATCCGAAGAAGGCTTACTTACCTTTTCTAGGCTTATTAACGTATGCCATACGTTCTGTGGCAGGAGCAAGTTGGTTTTCAAAATAGCTACACTTAGCATTTTTCTTGAGGTCAGTGTTGCTATAGACTACTGTAACTTGGTCTTCCCCTTCATCGAGCGCAACTAAAACAAAAGCGCCTTTGACCTCAGTCAATTTGATTTCGTTTTCATTGTTCTTTTTGAACTTGCCTATAAAAAAGCGTCCTGTTTCTGTGCTAGCCATGATTAGAATCGACCTCCATGAGTAATTGCAGCATTGGCGCGCATACGTGCGTCAATTAAGTGCTGCAATGCAGTTGTTCTATTAGATGACGGTGGGCAGTTAAGCAGAATTGCTTGGAACGCTCCCTTTAATGCATTTATCACTATCCTGCTTGCCGTGATTTGACTTTCATTATAAGGTGCGTAGTCAAACAGCTTGTTGATGTTATGAATAACGGCGGGCCTCGCCTCTTCTAACTTAGTAGGTTTTGTAGAGCAAAATTCGCTCCAATTCCATTCGGGCATTGCGGTTTGCGCGCTGGTATCCGGCGGTGTATATGTTATTGTATCTGTTTCAATCATGATTTCTATAATCTCCGTTGTTTGTATTCCCTAACTGGGTATGTTGTGGAGTCGAACCACGTCCCTTGAGTGTCGTTAGCCCTAATTAGTTAGCCTCTTCGAGATATTCCTAACCTGCCACTAACCGAATTGCGCAGAACCGACTGCGCCTACATACCAAAATGCCCCTTACGGAATCGCACCGTCCTCCCCGCGCTAAACCGGGCGTGACTACTCTATACACCACAGGGCTTAATGCCGGTTTCCCTTAGGATGCAGAGCCAGCGTGCATGAGGAAAAGGTGCGTCCAATTTCACCTACCTAAGTAGCTTAGCGAAACCTCACAGGCACGCCAGCAGGCATGTCGTAGCCCGTACTGTTCACATTCTTGTAGAACAAGATTATGCGTGCAGTAGTGGCGGCTTCAGTATCAGGTACTCCGCCTTCGACAAGTTGCTTGAATATTCCAAGGAATAATTCAACCGCTTTGTCTTCCAGCTTTTTGTAAATAGCATCTTGCTGTACAGTTTTTTCTTCTGCTTCAGCTTTTGCCTTTTCAATTACTTTGGCTTGTTCTTCAAGGTATTTTATTTCCTTTTGGGTTGCCAGTTCTCTATCAAATGACATTTGTTAATCCCCCCCCCTAAGAGTGGTTGAGTGTTGATGGCGGTTTTCCCAACATAACGTATTGCCGCTGTGCGTCTTTTATCGGTCGCGCCTACCTTTTACAGTATGCGACATGTCAGT